CGACGAGGAGGCTCGCCGTGCGCAAGCCGCAAATCCACCGCGCGACCTTGGAACCGATAAGGAGCACACGCATGTCCGTTGACCGTCCGAAGATGATTTCTCTCCTTCGTCAGCTCATCGCCGACCTCGAGGCCGAAGGCGGAGCGCCCGCCGCGCCGGCGGCGAAGCCCGCACCCGCACGGCCCGCCGGCGGGGACGGGTGGCAGCGCTGCCTGGCGACTTACTGGACCTGCGAGATGAAGCAGACCTCCAAGGGCGAGCAGCTGCGCGGCCGGATCGGCGTGTCGTGGAAGGACGCCGACGGCAACGCGCAGAAGGCGTTCTACCCGGTGTTTGACGCCGCCCTGTGCGAGAAGATCGAGGAGCAGTTCGAGAAGGGTGGGCCGATCAAGATCATGCTGCGCCCGTGGAAGGACACCGCGATCGTCGCTGACTACCTGTCCTCTCGGGATGTGCGGGGTGGCGAATGAAAGCCGACATCCTCACGCGACTTCAGGAGCTGCAGGAGGACTTGCTTGCCGACGAGGACAATTGCATTCCATTTGATTGCATTGATGATGCAATCAACGAGATCCTGGCATACCGCGCGGAAGTCGCGATTGATGCCGAGGAACTGGCGCGCCTTCGCGAGCGGGTGACCATGCTCGTCGAGGCCGCCGCAGAAGACGCACGACGCGCCGCACGACTCGAGCGCGTGATCACGAATAAGGAGCCATTGCTGTGAAGCCGAAGCCGAGCACGAGATTCAATGTGGACTACCTGCCCGCCGCCATGATGTCGAGCGCCAGGTGGGTGGTGTGGAAGCCCGTCGAGCGCGACGGGAAGTGGACGAAGGTCCCCGTCGATCCAAAGACGCGCGAGAATGCGCGCTCGAACGATCCCGCGACATGGGGCACCTTCTCCGAGGCCGTCCGGGCTGCCGACTCCTACGACCTCGGCCTCGGCTTCATGCTCGGGGACGGGTGGCTCGGCGTCGACTTCGACGGCATCGCCGCCGACCATGTGATCCGCGATCCGTGGATCGCCGCATGGGCCGCCAAGGCGCGCGCCTATGTGGAGTTCTCGCCAAGCGGTACCGGCATCCACGCGATCTACCACGGCGTGCAGCTGCCCGAGTGGAGCGGCAACCGCCGGGGGCCCGTCGAGGTCTACGACAAGGGCCGATTCTTCTGCGTGACGGGCGACGCGGCGTTCGTCGACCGTGAGGTCGGCACGGACCTGCCCGAAGTCGAGGAGGTCTGCCGGCAGTACCTCGCCAGGCAGGGCTCGGTCGTGCCTCCGGCGCCCGTGGTCGCCGACAAACCCGTCGACGATTCCGTGCAGGATTTCCGGGTGGCGTGCGCCCTGGCGAAGCACGGCATGAGCGTGCCTGAGATCGAGCATGTCATCCGAGGCAAGATGCTCGCCGACGGGCGGGAATCGAAGGCCGCGAGGCCGGACTACATCGGGCGCACCGTGAAGAGCGCCGTAGACCATGTCGGCGTGGTCGACCGGCCGGCGCCGATGGAAATCAACCGCATCGGCGAGGTGCTCGAGCGCTACAGGGACCAAGCCCCGTACGCGATCGAGCGCATCCTGCGCAAGGGCGAGGTCGCAGCCGTGATCGCGCCGCCGAAGTGCAAGAAGAGCTTCCTGATGCACGACCTGGCGATTAGCGTCGCCACGGGCCGCATGTGGTTCGGCAAGTGGCGCTGCACGGACGGCAAGGTCCTGATCGTCGACAACGAGCTCAACCTCTCGACGATCGCCTTCCGCATTCGGTCGATCGTGGAGGACATGGGCTTTCCCCTGGCGTGCCTCGAGGACCGCATCGAGGTGGTGAGCCTCCGCGAGGACGATCGGGATGTCGACGCCGTGCTCGAGGGAATCCTCGAGCGCAAAGAACAGCCCGATCTCGTGATCTTCGACGCGTTTTACATGTTCGTCATGCAAGGCATGGACGAGAACTCGAACGCGGACATCGCCGCCATGGTCCGCAAGTTCCGGCGCTTCGCCTCGAAGTCGGGCGCAGCAAGCGTGCTAGTGCACCACACGAGCAAGGGGAGCCAGGCGGGGAAGGAGGCGATCGATGTGGGCGCCGGCGCCGGCGCCCTGGCGCGTGCCGTCGACACCTACATATCGATCCGGAAGCACGCCGAAGACGATACCTTCCGGGTGGACTACAACCTGCGCAGCTCGAAGGAGTACCCGCCGCACGCGATCGGGTGGAACTACCCGCGCTACCGCGAGGTGTCGGTCGAGGACATCGACGAGCTCGACCGCCCAGGCAAGAAGAAACCGTCCGATGGGTGAAGATCCTCGCGCTACCATCGGACAACGCCCGCAGCGCTGTGCTGCGGGCGTTCTTCGTTTTCACGCTCGAATCAATCGCCTCGCGGGGTTTCACATGTACGCTAGGCGCGCCGCAAGAAGCGCCGCTAAGCGTACATGTGAGCCCCCGGAAAAGTCAACCCCCCCCGTGGAGAATCCGATGCCGAACAGTCGATCCAAAGGTGCTCGAGGAGAGCTCGAGGCAGCCGTGCTGCTACAGGAACTGGGGCTTGCCGCACGCCGTGCGCAGCAATACTGCGGCAAGGCCGGCGACGCCGATCTCATCCTCGAGGCGCCCCTGCATGTGGAGGTCAAGCGCACCGAGCGCCTGAGCCCCTACCAGTTCATGGAACAGGCTCGGCGTGACTGCAAGCCTGCTTCGAAGCGCGTGCCGATCGTGCTCATGCGTTCGAATAACAAACCCTGGCTCGTGCTGATCGAGGCGTCGGACTGGGTGCGTGTCTCGGAGATGCTGCTACATGCGCGTGTTCAAGCCGAATGCCGTGTTCCCGAGGCGCTTTGAGGTCGTGCGCGAGACGCACCTCAACGGCACATACAACGCGTTTCGGCGCAAGTGGTTACGCATGCATCCGCACTGCGCACGGTGTGGTCTTGCAGGTGAAGAGGTGCACCACATCGCGCCGAGAGCGATCGCACCGCATCGCATATACGACCCAACGAACCTCATGACGCTGTGCCGTGCGTGCCACCGAGCGGAGCACGCGAATTCTCCATATGGCGAACAGCCTATTGAAGGCGTCTAATAGGCCGCAGGGTGGGGGGGTAGGTTTTATAGACCCCTTCCCCCCTCGTGCCCTTCTGCAAGGCTTCTAAATTTGACGGACCCGAAAACCGCGATTCTCGCGTACCAGTCGGACCTGCTAACCGGCATTGTTCCCTCAAGCCGGTGGATCTTCGCCGCTGCGCAGCGCTTCGAGCGCGACCTGGCGCGCGAGGACATCTACATGGACTGGGAGTCGCTCGGCCGGCTCGCCGATCATTTCCGCCGGCTGAGCCTGATCGGCGACGCGAGCGGCGAGTCGTTCGAGCTGCACCCGTGGCAGCTGTGGTGCCTGGCGAACATATGGGGGTGGCGCCGGTCCGAGGACCACCTGCGGCGCGTGCAGCTCTCGATCCTCCAGGTCGCGCGTGGCAACGGCAAGACCACGCTCGCCGCGGGCCTCGCGCTGTGGGATCTCGAGCAGGCCGACGGCCGGCGCGTGCATGTCATCGCGAACACCGAGGAGCAGGCAGGCATTTGCCTCGAGACCGCGCGTACGATGATCCGCCGCAAGGCCGACTCCGGCTACCAAGCGCTGTGGGACCGGATCGTCGACAAGGGCCGCGACTGCGAGTTCACCGCCTTGGCGGCGCTTGAGCGCTCGCTCGACGGCCTGAACCCGTCCATGTGGATCGCCGACGAGGCGGCCGAGTTCAAGGGGCGCTTCCTGACGAAGCTCCTTACGACCGGCGCGAAGCGCAAGGAGTCGCTCGGCCTGATCATCACGACGCCAGGCGCGAATCCCGAGAACATATACGGGGAGCTTGTCGCCCAAGGCGAGGCGATCCTGAAACAGGAAGTCGAGGATGACACGATCATGCCGCTCCTCTTCGGCCTCGATCCAAGCGATAAGGCCGACGATGAAACCGTGTGGCCGAAGGCGAATCCCGGCATGCCGCACGGGCAGCCGGACGCCCGCTCCATCCGCCGCTCGTGGAACCGGATGAAGATGAGCCCGATGGGGCGCGCGGAGTTCGACCGTTACCACTGCGCCAGGTGGAACGAGAACACCGGCGGGTGGCTCGACATGGGCCTGTGGCCGACTGATCAGCCGGTCGACTGGCCGGCGCTGCGCGGCCGGCCGGCGTGGATCGGCATGGACCTTTCGAAGTCTCTCGACATGACGGTCGTAAGCGTGTGCGTGCCGCTCGACGATGGGCGGATCGCGATCCGCGGGCACTACTGGTGGCCGTCGGCCGACATCCGGCAGCGTGAGCTCGACTACCGCCTGCCGGTGCGCGCGTGGGCAGCGGACGGCCGGATCACGCTGACGCCAGGGCGCGAGATCGACTACGAGGCCGTGCGCACGCGCATCGGCGAGCTCATGGAGGAGTTCGATGTGCGCAGCATCGGCTACGACGCGTGGGGCTCGAGATACCTCGTTGAGCAGCTCGTGAAGGACGGCGCGCCGATGGTCGCGTACCGGATGGGCATCGGCACCTTCGGGCCGGGCTGTCAGCTGTGGCAGAACCTGTGGGCCGGGCGCAAGTTCGTGTTCGGCGACGATCCGATCCTCCGTCGGGCGTGCGCGACCGCGATCGCGCAGCGGGACCGGAACGGGAACATTCGGCCGATCAAGCCGAACGACAAGAGCACGATTGACGCGCTCGTGGCGTCGATCATCGCCGTCCATGTGTGGGGCGGCACGCAGGGAAGTTCCTACGACTAATTATGTTTAGAGGCGGACGCGCTAACAGTTAGATGCTAGCGTCCGAGCATGCTCGGACTCCTGCGACGCATGTTCGTGCAGCCGTGGAGCGCTACCTTCCTGCCTGGGGAGGAGCTCGATGTCCCCACGGTCACGCCGCTCAACGCGCTGCGGTATACGCCGATATACCGCGCGATCACGCTGATCTCGGGCGACATCGCGCGCCTGCCGTGCGAGATCACCGACAGCCGCAGCGATTCGCTGTGGAACAACCCGAGCCCGTACATGTCGGCGTTCGAGTTCCGCCGCTCGATGACGCTGCAGGCGCTCCTGTGGGGCAACGCGTTCGCCGTGATCAATCGGACGCGCGGCGGAGAGTTCCTCGAGCTTATGCCGCTCGATCCCGACGGCGTGTCGCTCGATCTTGCCGGCCCGACGCCCGTGTACAAGACGCGCACATTCGGCGACATCCTGCCGGAGAACATGCTGCACCTCCGCGCTCCGGGCCTCTCGGGCCTGTGGGGAGAGTCGCCGATCCGCCTGTGCACGACGAGCATCACGACGCTCGCGGCGCAGGAGCAGACCGCGCTCAACAACTTCAAGAACGGCGGCTCGCCGCGGCTCGCGCTGATCCACCCAGGCATGGCGAACGACGCAATGCGGCAGAAGATCGCGGAGGAGTTCAAGAAGCGCCACGGCGGATCGCGCAACGCCGGCGAACCGATCGTGCTCGGCGACGGGATCAAGCTCGAGCGAATCTCGAGCACGCTCGAGGACGCCGGCCTCGAGGCCGCGCGCAAGTATTCCATCGGCGATGTGTCGCGCATCTACGGCGTCCCCTCGAGCTACCTGAGCGAGGAGGTCGGCACCAATTATGGCACGATGGAATGGCTCTCGCGCATGTATGTGGACGCGTGCCTTCAGACCTGGCTCGCCGGGTGGCGTGCCGAATGGCTCGCGAAGACCGCGCCCTTCGCCGAGATGACATTCGACCTCGACGCGCTCCTGCGTCCTGGCGTTGCCGAGCAAATGGCCGCGCTGCGCACGGCCGTCGAGGCCGGCTTCATGACTCGCAACGAGGCGCGTGCACGGCTCGACATGGCGCCGCTCGACGGCCTCGACGAGCCGATCGT